ATTGTCGACCTTGAACAGCGAACGAACCTGACGCGAGGTCACGGTGTTGCCGTCAGCAAGATAAGAGACAAAAGAATCAAGAGCATTAGACATATAATATACCTTCACAAAAACACCTCTTCAATAATGTCGCAAGAGCGAGGCTTATCTTGCAACATACCATTTAGTATATACTACCAAATGACAAAAGTAAACTATTGCGGATGCCTCTCAGCAAAAGTCTCCATCCAATTCTTGACAAGATCGCGAGCCTCATACTTGCTGACACCAAAAGCATCAGAGACATACGGTGCGGCACCAAACATATTGATTGCACCAGACTCACGAAGATCATCCAGAAACACATTCACCTTTTCTTGCAGTTCCATTACTTCACTCCCTTCGCAGCAACAATCTTGACAAGAGTGTCAAGAACTCGAGCCTTGATCTGCTCAGCAGTCAAACCTTGATCAAGCATCTCAACCAATTCTTGTTCACTGAATGAGACAGTCTCATTTTTATATCGGAAAGTGGTGTATCCAGTTTCGATATTTTTGTTCACACTAACATCATCAACAGTGGGTGCTGCAGGTGCAGGAGTTGCCTCCGCATCAACCTTCGTGTACAGATCCAAGAACGCAGTCTTGGTATCAGTATCGAATCGGTTCAAGCACATCTCGATTGCCTTCAAACGATTGTTGAAGATAGAGAATGCCTTGCTGATATGAACAAGACGACGAGTCGAGATAACTTCATCAACTGCACCATCCGAGAAACTCTTGCGGATGACTTCAGCCCAAGTGATAAGACGGTCAATGAAAATCGTGTCAGTGATGCCAAGAACAGCGAAATTCTTCTCAAGAATCTTGCGCTCAGTGGCAGCAGGAGGATATTCCTGCTCGACCGTGATGGCGAAACGCTCGAGGAATGCTTCGTTAAGCAAGTTTGTACCGATGAACCGACCATCGTCGCTGCCCTTGCCCTTCGTGTTCGCAGTCGCAATCACATTGAAGCCAGCGGCGGGATGGACAACTTCACCAGTCTTCTTGTCGAAATATGGCTTGCCCTCAAGAATCGGCTGCAAGCACAGGATATCCTCGGTGCCGAGGTCACACTCGTCAAGAAGAAGAACAGCACCACGACGCATCGCTGTAATCACAGGACCTTCGCGGCGAATCGTGCTACCATCTACCAACTCATAAGAGCCGATGAGGTCAGACTCATCGGTACGCTTCGTGATGTTCACGCGGATCAATTCACGCTTGAGCGCAGCACAAACCTGCTCAATCATGAATGTCTTGCCGTTACCTGACAAGCCAGTGATGTAGATAGGATAGAAAATTCGCGACTTGATGATGTCACGCATGTCGTTGTAGAAGCCGAACGGCACATACGTTTCGTTGCGATCAGGCACAAACGACTCGGTGACGTTGGCAGCACGTTTGCTGGCAATCGGAATCACCTGCGCAACCATCGCTGCAACACTAGGCGTGGGACAAGGACTCGGACCAGCAACTTGTTTCGGAGCAGGAGTCACGCAGCCAACATTCTTCGGGACGATGTTATACTGACCGCGACCAACCTTGCGCTCGCGCAGGATGAAGTATGGAAAATTAGGAATCCCATTCTTCTTGTTCAAACAATAATCGTTGAGTTCCTTCAACGAGATCACATCCTTGTCGAAGTGCGTATGCAGTTTCTCAAGAACAGCAATCTGCGCACTCATATCATAATTCGACTTTCTCACATCAAACTCCATTATCATTCACTATAAGAGAATTATCTACTAAAAACACACAGAAAACAACAGTAAAAACTCTAATAGAATCAACAACTTACGCAACCGCCAATTCTTCGGCGAGTTTCGTGAGGAGGAGGCGATTGCTCTTCTTGCTACCCACAGTCTTGGAGAACTCGCGAGCCATCTTGTTCTTGTTCATATCGCTGGTGATCTCAAGTTTGTCATCAACGATGTTACTGTTCGGAAGAGCAACATAGAAATACTTGTCATAACCAAGACGATCAACAACAAAGTAGTTGTGCTCGCGGAAAGTTTTCTTGGCAGCATCTTGTTCAACATGAGACTTATCAGCAACAAAATGCTTCATGTCACGCTGAATGCCTTTCTTGTTGCCAACATAGAAACCAATATGCTTACAACCAGTCACATCGGCAACCAACTCCGTGATGGCAGATTGCATATCATGGAAATTTGGCAACTTCACTTTCTTCTTGGTCTTTTTGTCAATCAAATAGACAACAGACTTGCGACGATCGTCATAGAAACCAGAGTCGCTGCTCATCGGAGGATACGACAGATTGTTGCCACCCTCACCGTCAGTCAGATACACAACGTTGCAAACATCCAACTGATGCTTGTTCTGGAATGCAGTAATGATTCCACGAGAAGCAAGCAGAGTTTCGAGGAACGGAGTGCCATTCAAACCAAAACCAGAAGAATCCCAACTATATGACCAGCCACCATGATCTTCATCCTGATTGGTTTGGGGCATATATCCATATCCATAACAACGACCATACTCATTGGCAACAACGCACATCGCATTGAACGCACGACGATACTGGACAGGCGACAACGAAGAACCAATCAGATGCTTGAGATGAAACCAACTGCTGCTCATCGTCATGTCAACAGCACGATTAGACACGAAACGATCTTTGTTCACCATCTCGCGCAACTTACTGTTACCATAGCAGTCGTCGCTGAAGCCATAGACTTCAAACGGAACTTTTGCAAGTTTACAAAACGAAGCAAGCACAAGCATCTGCTCAATCGTATTGCGCATAATATCGCCCATCGAACCAGACATGTCAACAAACATGACAAAGCCATGATTCTTGCCTTTCGGCACGACAGTGATTTTGCGGAACAAGTCATTGCTGAAACGATACTTGTGCAGCACGTTCATGTTCAATTCGCCAGTGCGAGCAGTCTGCGTTCGAGCATACTCGCTGGCTTTCTTGCGCATCTCGAATTCCTTCAAGATATGCATAATGACTTTCTTATTGTTCGTGTTGAATTTGCGCACACACTTTTGAACAACAGTGTCGTAAGAAACATTATGTCGACCGTAGGTACGATTCGGATCCGCAACTTGCTCGCGGAAGAATTTCTCAAGATCATCCACAACTTCCGTGTTCGGAAGAATGATGTTCTCAAGAACAACATCAGGCAACTCATACATGAAGATCTTGCCAGTCTCGTTGACCAATTCCTGCTCACGCTGACGGAAATTGCGATCAGTTACAGACTGCGGCTCATCGTCATCTTCTTGCTGCTCTTCAGCGTCACCACCAGAACTTTGCTGATTGTCGTCAGAATCTTCTTCATCAGACTCAGTTTGATCCTGTGAATCTTCAGCGTCAGTGCCGTCTGATTCTTCGTCTAGGTCAGAGTCATCGTTGCCGTCGATGTCGTCTTCATAATCAGAATCATCGTCAGCATCGTCATACTCGCCAGAATCTTCTTGATTCTCTTGACGTTCATTGCGCATCTGCTCTTGAAGGTCTTGCTGATTCTGAACCTTGTTTTGTTCATTCTGCTTCGTGTAGTCGTACACACGTCGAGCAATATCAACAACTTGATCCCATGTTTCAGCAGCCTCAACTTCGCGAACAATCTCGCGTTCAATGTCATTGAATTCAACAATGACATGCGAACCCATCTTGAAGCGCAGGTTGATGCGGTCTATTAGATTGAGCGTGTTGAGATCTTCGAGTTTCTTGATACCGAAGAAGTCGCGTTCATACAATGATGCATATGCTCGCGCAAAAGACTTTGACAGTCCAGGGAACTTGCGCTTGACCAGTTTCTCAATACGTGCATCTTCGATGACGTTCAAGAAGTCTTTGAACTTCTTATTTTCTTCGCTGTTCTTGACCTCATTATGCCAGCCCTGCTCAGGTGTATTCAGAGCATGACCAACTTCGTGACCAGTCAGCAAGTCATACAAGTCGCCATCCATGTCCTTCCAGACAGGCAGCACCATCGTACGATTCTTGAGGTCGAAGTATGCGGTCTTGACGTTTTGGTGCGAGACCGTGATATTCTCAGAAGCCAAGAGTTTGGCGAGAATAGACTTGGAAGCCTGTAAATTCGTTTTCATAGTGGAATTCTGCTTGAAACCCCATAAAAAGGCAACAGAAAAAACTATAATAAAATCAATAACTTACATCAACCTACTTTGTATACAAATTTTTCAGTCTGTTTTTCGGCAGGTTTTGCATCATTGATTATCTGAATCTTTGGCTGATTGTATGCAATTTCATCTTTCGGTTGTTGGTTGAGTTCTGCTTCTTCTTGCTCTCTTGCATACTCTTCACTCATCTTGCGAAGTTTCTTAAGATTCGACTTCACCTTTCGCTTTGCTTGTTCAAGTTTAATTGAACTGACCTTTTCAGTGAAGACCTTTCCGTCTAGATGATCAATCTCATGTTGAATACAAACTGCGGTCAATCCATCAAACTCATGCTCAACAATTTGTCCACCAATTGCTTGAAATCTAACTTTGATATGATCTGGACGATTTAATTTCAGATACAAGCCAGGATAACTCAAGCAACCCTCGGAATAATCAGCAAGTGTTTCAGACTTCTCAATAATCTCGGGATTGAACATTGTCCAAATCTGCTCGCCCATATTAATAGCACAAACACGGTCACGCAATCCAACTTGATTGGCAGAAAGACCAAGACCTTGCATAGCGTTTAATGTTTCTGCCAAAGAGAACGCAAGATATGATGCACGCTTTTGTTCTTCGAGCGTGTCAAACTTAACAGGCACTGTTGGCTGACGAAGAACTGGATCGTAGAAATCAACTAACTTGAAAACTTCAAATTCAACAAGGTCGCCCTTGTAATACTTTACCATTTTTGCCATATTAATTCACCATTTGCGAAAAGTTTTTAACCTTACCAAAACGAATTGTATGCTTGAACTTATCAACCATCTGATCAGTTTTATGAGTGATCACAAAGATGTTTGTATTCTCTGCAAACATATTTATCAACTTCATAAATTCTTCAGTACCATTGATGTCAAGAGAACCATCAAAGACCTCGTCGAAGATAAGAAGATTGGTATTGACACTGTTCTTTAGTTTGGCGACCGACCTCCAAGTGAACAACAGTGCTAGATCAATACGTTTCTTTTCACCCTCTGAGAAGTTTTCATAACTGAAATCATCTCGGTGACGAGACTTGATGGTCTCCTTGAACTCCTCGTCAATGTTGAAGTTGACAAAGAAGTCCATCGC